GATTGTTTGATAACTATAATATTATTGAAAGTTGATATACCTACTGGAAGATATGGTGTTGTAAGAATTCCTGATGTTCCAACTTCTGTAAGATGTACATGATTTGGATTTTCTGGAGAACTTGTAACACTTACAGTTGTTCCTACATTTACATTGCCAGTAATTGTTATATTAGAAGAACCTAATGATACTGGAAATGGATTGGAAAAACTTACTAATGTATTTCCCGCACCCGTAAGAATTACAGATTGTGATGGTTGTGGAAGAGGATTGTATGACATTATACGATATACCAGTTATAACCGTTGTAAAAATAAGTAAAACTTTCGTGATTAATTTTCATCAAAACTGAAGTGTCATTTTCAACACTTGCTCCAACACCAGCACGAATTGTGACATTATATGTAGATATTTTATTACCCTCATCTTTTACGATGATTTGTTTTCCAGGAGATGCATTTGTTGGTAAATCGATTGTGACTGGAACATCAGCACTAACCCCAATATAATCAACATCTTTTGTTGCGGCATAATAAGATGTTATTCCAGTAACAGAAACAATACTGGTAATACCAACTCCACCAGCATCATCACCAATCCATTTTTTTATTGCTGTATCATATTTTAGATAATATCCATTAGTTTTTGCTGAATTTCTATCAACATCATCAAGAAACTCTAGACGAACTTCACCACTTCCACCTAATGTGGAAAGTTGTTGTTGAATTCTTTCTAAGAATAATTTATAATGTTTTTGAAGATCTTCAAGTGTTGCAAAATTTTGAGTGAGTGGTGTAAGAGGATCTTGTTGAATTTTTTGATCTGATGGTTGAGAAAGAAGACCCAAAGATTTCTCTATTAAAATAGAGTCTTCCTTTTTTTGCTCTGTAGAAACAAATGTTTTACACTTTTTTTTACTTTTATTTGAAGCAAAAACTTCCTCAAAAATATCATCAAAATTTAAATCGCCAATAATAGAGTTTAATTCGTTATCTTTTTTTCTTTTTTCTTCTGCAATTAAATTAAAGAAAGAAGATAAATCTTCGGACATTTATCACTCTTCCTCTTCATTATATTCCGATTCTTCATCGTCAAAGGAAACTTCTTCGTCACCAACATACTCAATTTCTTCTTCATCTTCTCCAAAAACTGATGATGCTACTGCAGATTTTAATCCTTCAATCTTTTCTGCAGATTTTCCAAAAAGCAAATCTTTTATTGTATCACTTATTTGTGACGGAGATTCATCAGTCGCAATAAGATCCATTAATTCTTCCATGGTTATAAATGATTGTTTATGTCTTATTTATGAATTAAATTTCACCACCTTTAGGCATCTTTACTTCGACTGCCTTTTCATCTTGGGATAATCCTGGTTCTTTTGGAACTTGTCCTAGCGGTTGTTGCATTGGTTGCATTTGATCTAATGGCATACCAGTATTTGGATCAATTGGAATACTTGGATCTGGAATTACACCATCTTCAATTTCTTTAGTAATAATTTCATCCTGCTCAATAATTTCTTCGTCTGTTTGACGTAAAATCTTGCGTCGTACATAATTTTGAGAAAAGTATTTTCCAATGTAAGGTGCTGCTTGAGAAACTAAATTTAATCTTTCAGTTAATAACTCAGAATCTTTCAATTCAGCAAAATGATTATCATAAAGATAGTCATATTGAATGTGCTCATCCATATGTTGCCAGTCTTCTGGAGTAATTACATTTTTTAAAATAAGTTGAGTTTTTAGCATATCACTAAAAATTCTACTAAATCTTTTTCTAAGTCTTCCGACGAACTTACTAAACATAAGTTCGTCTCTTAGAATTTCAGATGATCTTCCAAGATTAAACCCACCCCCACCAACATCAATTCTACTTGAAGGTACTCCTAAAGATCTAAAAAGTTTTTTCTGAAAATATTCAATGTCGGCAAGTTCTCCAAGATTTTGTCCACCAGGAAGAGTTGTAATTTCTGTTCCTCTTCCACCCTCTCTTCTTGGAAGCCAAAAATCTTCCATCATTGACATGTATTTTCTGTCATCTCTAATTTCACCTGTATTTGCATCATATACGAGTTTATTTCGATATCTTTGCATTACATCTTTAAGATATTGCTCAGCTTTAATCTTTGGGAGATTTCCTACGTCAATATAAAAAATTCTTCTTTCTGGAGCACGAGATAAACGATAAATTACGAGAGAATCTTCAATCATTCTTAATTGATTGAGTGATTTGATTGCTTTATGAAGCCATGATAAAACCGTGCCTTTGTTTCTATCTACTAATCCAGACGTGCAAAAAGTTACAGAATCTTTTGCAATTTTTATAACTTGATCTACAGATTGTAATGTGTTTGGATATTTTTCTTGTTGAGTATATACAAAATATTCTTCAATTTCTGGAAAATTTGTATTTGGATTTGATCCATCTACTCTTGAAAGCGCGACATCAACATTATTCTTTTTCTTAACTTGACGAATATATTTTACTTTGATTGCATCCATGAAACGAAGATCTAAAATTCCAGCTTCTGGATTCTTTTCATCAATTATTTTATGATAATAAATTCTTCCATCAACATACCAATTTCTAAAAATTTCATGAGACTTTTTGTCAAATTCTAAAAGAGTTTTAATATAATCAAATTCTTCTCTAATAATTTTTTTAATATTATCGCTTGCATTTAAATTTGTAAGGTCAATTTGTACAGGGGTATCATACAAATCGCTTACAATTGCTTCGTTTACAACATCTTCTATTGCCTGATCGCACTCTGGATGTAAAGACATCTCACGATATCTTTTAATTAAATCTGATTCTGTGCGATAAACTCCCTCAATATCTACATATTGCCCGTAAAATCCGCTACTTACAAAATAATCAACCCCGTCTTCATTATTGGGCGGAACGGGGGATTTAGCTGTCTTTGGTAACGCATTATCATCTTCAATTGAAAACCCAAAAAGATTCGCCATCTTATAGAATTAATCTGCTGTAATATCTTATTTAGCTGATTGTTCCAGGACCGTCATTGATTTCCATGTATTGAACTTGAAGCTCAACAGTGAATTCTTCAATTGCATTTGTTGTCTCATAAGAAAGATCAATCGCACTTACTGCAGTTGGGAAAGTGCCAAATACTTTGTAACTTCTCAGTGTTGAAACATTTCCAGTATCACCGCTCTTTTTAGTGCCGGCTACATCTCTACCAAGTTGATATACAACCATATCTGCTTGATATGTTGCGGGATCAATGTATCCTGTATTATTGTCTAATTTGCTTAAAGTATTCATCCACTTTTCAAAAGAATGACGAATTTTGAAATCAGCGTCATTAATAATTGTAAGTGTCCAAGGATCAAAAGTTCTATCTCCAGCAACTTTTAAAATTCTTCCTCTAAAAGGAACATCAATTGATGCTACGTTAGAAGCAGGAAGATTTGCTGCTTTGCAAAGAAATCTTGCCTTTGTTAAGGTGGCGGCATCTACTGAAATATCTGCAGGAAAAGCCATCTCAACCTCAAATAGGTTTGATCTAGCGCCACCTCCTGTGAGTTGACCTTTAAAATCTGTAATTTTTCTGATTGGAATTGCCATCGTTTTTGACCTCCGTAATTAAGTTAATTTAAATCAAGCTCTACCAGCTACTTCACTAAAGCTCACACCCGTACGGGTAGCAACAAAGGTCAGACTTACAAAATTGATGGATTTTGCTGGTTTGATGTAAATATCTGCTCTGAATTCATTGTTATCAATAACATCAGGAGTGTTATTTGTGGTATCACAAATAACTAGGAAGTCATAGATACCTCTCTTTGCCTGGACATCACGAAGAAATGGCTCAACAATATTTACAAAGTTTGCTCTTGTTACCTCATCATTAAATTCAAAAAGTTGTGCTTTTGCAGCATTTTCAAGAGACTTTTCTAGGGTTAAGAAAAGTCTTCTTACGTTAATTCTATCAAAAGCTGAGTTATAAGAAAGTCCAGTTTTATCTCCAAATAATAGCACACCAATTCCTGGTTGAAGAATTACAGGATTAACTCTAGCAATATAAAGAGCATCTCTCTGTGCTTTATTTGGATTATATGCAAGTTTAGTTGCATTATTAAATACACCTCTTTGCTGCCCTGCAGGTGAGAACCATGGATATTGGTTTAAATCGGTTCTAACCATCAATCCAGCAACATCTGCATTGCAAGGAATATACCTAAATGCATTATTAAATCTATCATACATGTATTTGTATCCCGAATCAAATACAGTATATGATGAAGATTTAACATCCTGGAAAAATTGAACTACATTGGTTGTTTGAGTATTTCCAGAAGTATTGTTTAAATTGGATGCAACTACTGCAGATCTATATGGAGAAATTACAGCAATGGAGTCTTGTCTTGTTTCCGCAATGCTAATTAGATAATTAGCTTTTGCTTGAGAATCTTCTTTTGTATCTAATCCAGGACCATTAATCAAAACATCAACATCAATATCTTCTTTATTTTTGAAAAGATCATATGATGTCATTAAATCTGACAATCTTGCTTTAAATCCTCCTCCAGATACTCCAGTAGAAGAAACATAATCTTGGCCACCATTTAAAATATAAGTTTTATTTCCAATTACACTAAAAGTAATACCTTGAGCGTTTTGTCCCCAAATTCCATCTGAAATTTCAAAAGAACCATAAGTAGCAGGATCTTCAAATCCAATAGCAACTGGGAATGTATTATTAAAGGAATCATTTCCGCTTGAAGGACTATATCCAGCAAAAAGATACGCAGATTGTGTTGCTAAGTAATCTTTATAATAAACTTTTAATGGAGAATTGTCCGAAGAAACAGCATCACTTGCTTTTGATAAGTTTATATTTTTTTCTAAAATGTTTCCTTTAATTCCGGTAACAGATCCATCGTCATCAACAACGACTACATGTAGAGCGTCTCCTCTTCCACTCCTATCGGATACATATTGATTTGTTTGAGGTTTTTCTGCAAGAGACTTCCAATATATTGTGCCGTTTGTTAATCCCAAAGTCTGCTGATTATACCAATCTTCAGCACTTGTAATTGTCTGTGAAGAAGTAGTAACAATACCAGTATTTTGCTGGATAAAGTTTACTGTTTTTGTAGTCTTAAATGAATAATTTCCACCTTCTGCATATGCAACATTTGTTTCAGTGCCTGCAGAGGAAACTCTTGAAACAACTTTTACATCAAAAGTACTTAGTCCATTTGTTGAATCTGTAGAAACTCCTGTAATGATTCCTTTCAGATATCCATTAAACAGCGATGTAGATCCAGTTCCTGCAATAACAATATTAGTTAAATTTGTTGTTACTCCGTTTCCTACAACAACACCAAGAGATCCTGGATTAGTGGTAGTAATTCCGATTGTTTGATCAGCATAATCATCAATGTAACATACTTTTAAATTATTTGCCCATTTTCCTGGATTTTTTGCAGCCCAATAATAATTACTAGCAGTATTCCAATTTTGAATATAATCATCATAATTTTTGATTTTTACACTTGTTGTATTTGCAATTCCAACTCCAATATTTGCATTATTGAGTGAAGATCCATCTGTTCTTACAACTCTAAGAATTCCTGTATATGACAAGAAAGATGATGCTGACAACCAATATTCATATTGATTGTCTGTTGAAAGAGGTTTTCCAAATACTGAAAGCAATTCTTGCTCATTCGTAATTGTAATTGGATAATCAACTGGTCCCTTTTGAAAAGGTCCGGCAATTGCACCAGAACTGACGCCAAAATTGTCGGCTCTTCCTACAGTAAGATCAACTTCTCTTACTAAAATTCCAGGGGAAACAAGAGCTACAGCCATTTTATTCTCCTAAGGAGTCTCATTTTTATCTAAAAATTATTTATAATTAACTCGTTTTTAATGTCTTCTAAATGTAGTTCCACATATAGGATTTATCTCCATATTCATCCAAATGCCATCTATCGCCATCTTGATCCACAAAACTATCTTCACTCAACCCATCTACTATAAATCCAAAAGGTGCCATATCTTGCTCTATTTGAGTTTTTTGCTCTTCATATATTCTTTTACGGACATCATTATCTGTCATTTCTTTAAAATAATCCTGTGCAACCAACCAAGCAAATATTACCAAACACATTGCTAAGTCATCATTGCACCCCTCTTCTGCTTCAAATGATTGATTTCTTTGAATGAATGTAGTTAATTCACTGATTATATTATAATCATTTGTCAATAATTTATCATCCTCAATTAAAAGTTTAAGATTCGAGCATCCAAGTTTTTTTACTGCTTTTGTCATTCTTACTCCAAGTTGAGATCTTTTTCCTGAAAACCCAGATCCAACTATTTGACCAGCTCTTCCTCTCATTGAGCACATTAAAACGTTTTCGTATTCGAGATCATAATGCAAAATTGATGCCACTTGATCTCCAATATCATTTACTTCTGCTAAAATGTACGCTTTATTATATGCTTTTGCAACTTCATGAATTATACTTGGAAACAACATAGGTTTGATTTCATTATTTCTATATGTTGCTACAATTTGATATGGAATTTGTGAAATATTATATGCAACAAATGCGGAATAATCTTCTCCAATTCCTCTTGCAACATCAACTGTAATCAAATAATTATTTTCATCTTTTGGTTCTTGATAAATTGATAGTCCTTTATTAGTTTTTATTGGGTCATCGTATACTAATGTTTTTAACTTTGCTACACTAATAAGAGTGTCAACAGATCCAAGAAACTCACATTCAAACTCAACTTTAAATTGTTGCTCAGAGGTATTGGCAATTGTTTGTGCTTTCCATTTAACATCACGACCAGGAACTTCTGACCAATGAACTTCAGTTGGTATATATTCATTTTTCTTTCTTTCCGCATCATGCCACATGCGGTAGAAATGATTCATACCATGTGGAGTAGAAACTATAATAACTTTTGTAGATTTACCTGAGGAAATCGTTGGATACACAGAAGCAAAGAATTGATCTGCGATATTATTTGGAATAAACGCAAACTCATCTAAGAATATAATATTATAAGATCCACCGCGAACCGCAGACGCCGAAGTGGATGATGCAATAATTTTTGATCCGTTTTCCAATTCTAAAGATTGTTTATTCCAAGATAATATTCCTTGCTGCATCCACTTCGGAAGATTTTCATAAGCTAATTGTAATCTGCCCAAAAGATCTTTAGCAGTAGATGATTTATTTGCAAGAATTGCAATATTTGTATTATCATTGAAAACTGCATAATGAAGTAGATAAGAAACCACAGTTGTAGACTTTCCAGTCTGCCGTGGCATTTTACATATATTAAATCTATAATTATGAAAATTATGTATTAATTTTTCCTGAAATTTATATGGTTTAAAATTTACTAATCCCTCGTCAAGAGAAACAATTTTAATATAGTTATTTGCAAAATATACGGGATCATCCTTACATTTAATAAACTCCTCTATTTGCTCTTGAGTAAATTCAATAGCAGTATTTGCTTTTTTTAAATTAGGATTGCCAAGATATACATTATCGGACATGAAGTATCACCAAACGCTTAGGGGACAATGCATATTTCTGAATTTTGTTTTTAAATCCATAAAACACCCACAAACAGTGCATCTTCTAAAAGCCTTATCAAATTTTTCACATTGAGTACAAATTTCCATTCTTCCTAAAGGTCTTAATTGTAATTTTTCTTCTTCAGATAATTTTTTCTCCGGATAGATAAATTCCATAAAAAATAAACAAAAATTTACAAAATACTTATATTTAAATCTAACAATTCCAAGCTCTTAATGATTTATTAATTCTGGAATCTGGATCTTTGGCAGTTTTGCTTGAAGTTAATTTTGCTTTCATACCTTTCATTCTTGCACAGAATGATGCCCTGCGGGGATTTCCAACCTTTTTTGAAGGTGCTTTAAGATCACTTCCAGGATTCTCTCTCTCGTATGACTTGCGACCTTTTTCATTCAATCCGCCGCTTTGATTCTTTCCCTCTTTACGTTGCCATGCTGCAACTTCTTCAATTGTTTCTTCAGCAACTTGAATTATTGGTTGACCGGGATCGAAGGTTGATGAATTAAATGCTATGACTTTTGATCCTGGATAAACTTTTTGAATTTGATCCGTTATTTCTCTTCTATTTGGCATTTTTGCCTGTGGAAAAAACATTTTAGTCATATAGTTTTTGTTTCTCCACGAAACAATTACAGAAACTAATTGCCCATTTTTAGCAGGCATTCGCGCAGATTCTTCAATTTCCTCTGCTACAGATTTCCACCCACCACCCTTCGACTTATACCATTTCGACGCCCATCCATTTGCATATGCACTTGGATAAACATCAAATTTTTGTTTTGCAAGAGATTTTGCTTTTGCCCAGAGAGATGGATTTGTTGGTTTATTTTCTTCTTCAAAATATTTTAATTCTTCCTCTCCCTGAATTTGCTCAAGTATTTTTCCAACAATACCTTCTTTTACTGACACACAATTTGGCACCATTTTTTTACCTTTCTTTTTTAGTCCAACTTGCTTATATCCAGTCCAACATGCTTCATCAACTTTTGATTTTGGTTTTATTCCTTTCTTTTTCATATTAATTGCAATTGCTGCTTGTTGAGCAGCACTTGCCGCTTCACTCATTTCTCCACTATCAACATAATCAGCAGCACTATCCAAATAATCTGCTGCTTTAGTTATTTTAGACTGCACCCATGCCTCAATGTTTCCTTCTCCGCTTCCCAACCTTGCTTTTAATCTTTTAGCAGCATTCATAATTGTCGATAATTCGGATCTAGCCATAGAATACTCATGATCCTTTTCTTCATTCGTAGGATGAGTTTTGGCAATTGAAAAGTTGGCAATTGAAAATTTGTCCCACATATCTGGACCATAACTACATTCCATTTTATATTCTTTTTTTCCACAAAGTTGGCAAAATCTTTTTTCTCCAAAAGAAGTTTCTTCTTTGATTTTATTAGATACCATGATTGGTTTTCCTCCTTTACCAGATCGATCTGCAACTGGATCTTGAGACCTTTTTCTTTTTACTGCAGATGCGATTTGTGATTTTGACATTTTTGCTGCCTTTTCTTTTGATAGGCATTTTGGTTTGGGTTCTCCAGGATCACGAGCACATTTTCCAATTCTTTCACCTTTTGTATTATATCTATCCCAACCTCCACCACCAACTCCACCTTCACTCCCTTTACCAAACCAATCACGAAGATCTTCTTTCACATCTTTAAAGTTTGTATTGTGTTGTTTTTTGGCAGATAATTCCATTTTCTTTAATCTTGTATAATAGTCTGGGATTTCATCAAGATGTTGAAGTGCAATATATGTTGATAACTCTTTATTTTGAGTATGTTCATGCTCAATAGGAATTCCAATTTTAAGTTGTTTATATACTTGGGAAACATCTAATCGATGTTTTTTTGCAATTTCTTCTGGAGATTTGTGTGGTTTAAAATTTCTCATACTTTATTTATTTTAAATTTTAATTAAAGTACGTATCAATTTAAATGTAGTTGACGTTGATGAAGTTGGAGTTGCAAGAATTCTGACATTTCCATTATCAATATCTGCACTAAAGGTTGATAAAATATTTCCTGTTGCCAAAGTGCCAAATTCTGTCAAATATACATTATTTCCATCGTGTAAAATTTTAATTGTGGTTGTCTGATATTCCGATGATCTTATAACTTGTATATCATATGATGCTGATCGATAAGTTGATATTGAAAAAAAATCGATCGAGGTTTCTAAAATTGATGTTTTTATTGATGTGCTGCCGTCAATTACTCCATAATTATCCCAAGAATTTTGAGTGGTATATAGTAATTTATTTTGGTATAAAGATCCAGAAAAATTAATATCTCCTTCTACATCAAGCTTATATTGTGCGTTTGTTGACCCAACACCAACATTTTTTGTAATATCATTAACTGTTATTACGGATGCAAGTTGAGATAATTCTCTAGTATTAGACATTACCAATAGTTTTTTATATATTTATTAATTATAATAAAAAGGGGGGATACAATCCCCCCAAAAATTTATTTACCGATCAAATCATTTTTTTAATTCTTCAATTTCTGCTTTGAGATCGGCAATCATCTTGCCTTGCTCTTTAACAGCTTCAATAAGGACACCAATTAAACCATTATAGTTAACGGTCTTATGTGTGTTGCCTGTTTGGACAAGTTGTGGTAAATGCTCTTCGATTTGTTGAGCAATAACACCGATTGTTTCTTGTCCGTTTGACTTCCAAGAGAAGTGGACACCTTCAAGTTTTCCAACAAGATCAGCAGCACCTTCAACAGGTCTGATATTATCCTTAAGATTTCTATCAGAAGTTGAGTTGAAGTCTGTTGCAGTGCAAACTCCAGATAGACTTAATGAAGTGCCCGTTGCAGCACCTAAAACAGGAGTTACCAGTGTTGGTGAAGTAGCAAATACAAGTGCTCCTGTGCCAGTTTCATCAGTCAGTGCTGCAGCTAAGTTTGCTGATGATGGTGTTGCAAGGAA